ACCCACCCCGAGGACCTGACCGCCGAGCAGGCCGCCGAGCTCAAGGCCGAATGGGTGGCCGCCCGCCAGTCCGGGGTCGGCGAGCCCGCGGTGCTGTCCGGCGGGATCACCTGGCAGGGCGTGCAGATCAACCCCAAGGACATGGCGCTGGTCGAGCTCTCCCAGCTGACCGGCAGCCGCATCGCGGTGCTGCTCGGGGTCCCGCCGTTCCTGGTCGGGCTCCCATCCGGGGGGGACCCGATGACCTACCAGAACGTGCAGGCGCTGTTCGACTACCACTGGCGCGCCGGCCTGCGCCCCAAGGCCCAGTCGGTGACCAGCGCGCTGTCGGAGTGGCTGCTGCCGCGCGGGACGGGGCTCGAGCTCAACCGCGACGCCTACATCCAGCCCGAGCCCGAATCCCGCGCCAGGACCGCCCAGATCCTCAACAACATCCGCGACGAGCAGGGCAACCCCGCGCTCACCGTGCCCGAGATCCGCGCCGCCGAACGGCTCGGGATCGCTGGCGGGCTGGGCCCCGCCGCGCCGCAACCCCAGGTGGTGACCGAATGAGCGACGAGACCGACCGCCCCGCTGGCGAGCTGCGCATCCGCGCCGCCGAGCTGGTCGGGGTGTCCTTCCCCGACCGCACCATCGAGCTGATCGTCATCCCCTACGACACCGAGGCGATCGTCCCCTACGACGGGCGGATGGTCCGCGAGACCGTCGCCCCGGGCGCGTTTGACGGCATCGAGCGGCGCGCCAACCGCATCCGCGTCAACCGCGACCACCAGCGCGAGCGCACCGTCGGCCGGGCGATCGCGCTTCACCCGTCACGCACCGAGGGGCTGGTGGCCACCTGCAGGATCGCGCGCACCGACCTGGGCGACGAGACCCTGACGCTGGCCGATGACGGCGACCTTGACGCCTCCGCGGGCTTTCTGCCGATGCCCGGCGGCGAGCAATGGACCGACGCCCGCCGGCGGGTGCGGATCACCAAGGCGTGGCTGGGGCACATCGCGCTGACCCCCGAACCGGCCTACGACACCGCCCGTGTGCTGGCGGTGCGCAGCGCGGCGGCCGGCGCGTCGAGCACCCCCAATCTCGACATCGTGCGTGGATGGCGTCTGACGGATGCGATAGCGTCCGATCCCGCACTAGGGCCGCTGAACTACCTGCCGTTGTAGACCGCTGGGCGGGCCGGCAGTTGCGGGGGACGCGGATCGTAAATCGCGTCAACGAAGGGACCCCGCATGAGCAGCACCGACGCCCTTGTGGCCCGCTTTTCCGGCGAGGTCGAAGAGCGCACCAAGTTCATGGACGGCATCGTCGAGGCCGCCCAGACCGAGGGCCGCGACCTCACCGACCAGGAAATGGAGCTGCTGACCCGCACCCGCGAGCGGATCGGCGCCGTCAACAAACAGCTCGAGCCGCTGACCGAGGCGGCCCGCATCGCCGAGCAGTCGCGCAACCGCACCTCAGAGCTGCACCGCATGTTCCTCGAGGCGCGGCACCCCGAGGCGGCCAAGCCCTACGAATACCGCTCGGCGGGCGCCTACGTCATCGACTACTGGCGCGCGAGGGTCGGGGTCGACGAGGCCACCGAGCGCATCGAGCTCTACAACCGCGCCGCCGCCCACCAGACCACCGCCGACAACCCCGGGCTGCTGCCCGAGCCGATCCTGGGGCCGGTGATCAACTTCATCGACGCCGCCCGCCCGCTCGTCGCCGCGCTCGGGCCGCGCCAGCTGCCGGCGGGGACATGGAACCGCCCCAGGGTCACCCAGCACACCCAGGTCGGGGTGCAGACCGCCGAGAAGACCGAGCTGGTCTCGCGCAAGATGACCATCAACAACATCCCGGTGGCGGCCAAGACCTACGGCGGCTACGTCAACGTCGCGCGCCAGAACATCGACTGGTCACAGCCGGGGATCATGGACCTGGTCATCAACGACCTGGCCGCGCAGTATGCGCTGGAGACCGAGAACGCCACCTGCGACGACCTCTCCACCGCGGCCGGCGCGGGGATGGCGCTGCCGGCCAGCCCGACCGCGGAGGACGTGGCCGCCGCGTTCTGGGCGGCCGCCGCGCTGGTCTACACCGCCACCAAGGGCGCCGGCCGCGTGTTCGCCGCCGCCGCGCCGGACATGCTCGGGCTGATCGGCCCGGCGTTCGCGCCGGTCAACCCGCAGAACGCGCAGGGCACCGGCTTCAGCGCCGCCGGCTTCGCCCAGGGGCAGGCCGGCAACGTGTCTGGCATCCCGGTCCTTGTGTCCGCCGGCCTGGACGCCGGGATCATCCTGGTGCTCTCGTCGGCCGCCGCCGAGGTCTACGAGGACCGCATCGGCTCGCTGCAGGTCGTCGAGCCCTCCGTCCTCGGGGTGCAGGTCGCCTACGCCGGCTACTTCGCCGACATCGCGCTGGAGCCCACCGGCATCCAGAAGATCCACAAGGCGCCGTGATGGGCGAACAGCTCGACAACCCCAACCAGCAGGTCGTCAGGCCCGACGGCTCGGGGCCCGCCGAGGAGGGCACCGGCGGCGGCGCTGAAAAGCCCGCCGCCAAGCCCAAGAGCAAGGCCAAGGCCAAGGACACCGAGCCCGCCACCGAGACCGAGGGGGCCGGCTAGGTGGCCTACGCGACCGTGGACGAGCTCGCGGCCGCGCTGCGGATCACGGTCACCGCGGCAAACCAGGCAGGCCTGCAGGCCTGCCTGGACGCCGCGGCCATCGAGATCGACGACGCCGTCGACCGCCTCGAGCCGATCCCGCCAGAGAACCCGCTGGCCAACCGGGTCAACCTGATCCGCGGGGTGGAATGGTGGAAATCCAACGACGCCGCGTTCGGGATCGTCGGCTTCACGGACACCGGCGCGCTGCGGGCCCCCAAGGACCCGTTCATCCGCCACGCCGCCGCGCTGCTGCCACTGCGCGAACAATTCGGGGTCGCCTAGGTGGCCGGCACCGTCCAAGGCGCGGTCACGCTCGCCGAGGTACGGGACCTGGCCGCCGCCGCGCTGGAACCAGTGGCCCCGGACGATCCGCCGGTGCTGGTCGACGTGGTCGACTCCCTGACGCCACCGGCGCTGATGCTGGTGTGGGGCGACCCGTGGCTGGCACCGGCGATCGGCAACCGCCCGACCATGGGCCCATGCCTCTGGTCGGCCAGGTTGCAGGTGCTGTGCGTCGCAGCCCGCATCGAACCGGGGCCCGGCATCCGGGTGCTCGAGCAGCTGGTGGCCACGACCGTCGAGCGGCTCGAGGCCGACCCCTACACCTGGCCGCTGGAGAACGTGACCGCGCCGCGCGTCTTCGAAATCGCCGCCCTGTCCTACCTCGGCGCCCGCGTCACCTACCTGGTCCCCATCACCGTCTAGGAGAACCCATGGCAACACCGCCGCCCGAACCGATGCCGCTCATCCTCACGAACGCCAGCTTGAAGATCAACGACCAGGAGCTGGCCTGCGTGACCAACCACCTCGAGCTCTCGCCCGACGTGTCGCTGACCACGCTGGACACCTTCTGCGGATCCAAGGACTACCCCGGCGTGGTGAAGTGGTCGCTGGTCGCCACGCTCTACCAGTCCTTCGACCCGGCCGCCACCGAGGAAGTCCTCTCGTCGGCGCTGGAGGCCTACCGGGCCGACGGGTCGCTGGCCACGTTCTCGATCGCCGGCTACCGCGACCGCGCGCAGGGCACCACCGACAACCCGACTTGGGCGGGCGAGGTCATCCCCCAGCCTTACAGCCCGATCAACGGCGACGCTGGCGACGCCAGCACCGTCGACCTGGAGTGGTCGGTCATCGGCGAGCCCGAGCGCACCCCTGCTCCGACCGCCCCCACTGGCGCCACCCAGGTCTAGATGCCCCAGGACGGCATCGAGGTCCACGGGATCCCCGAGCTCGAGCGGGGGTCCCGGCGGCTGTTCGAGAACATCGACCAGGGCGCCGGTTCAGCGTTCCGGTCGGTCGCCGACCAGGTCGCCACCATGGTCCGCTCCCGCGTCCCCAGACGATCCGGCCGCCTCGCTGGCAGCGTGGTGGCCGACCAGGCCACCGACGGCGCGCTCGTCGGGCTCGGCGACGGGGTGCCGTATGCGGGGTGGATCGAGTTCGGCGGCACCCGCGGCCGCCCCTACGTGCCCACCGGGCGCTACCTGTACCCGACCGCGGCCGACGCCGCCCCGCTGCTCGAGCGCGCCGGCCAGCAGGTCGCCCAAGACGAGATCAGGAGGATGGCATGGCCGCTGGTAACGGGAGCATGACCGCCCCCGAGGTGCTCACCGTCGAGATCGACCTGGTGGACCTCACCGTGCGCTTCACCCCGCGTGAGCTGCGGCTGATCCGAGAGAACACCGGCCGGTCCTACTCGGAGATCGTCGCTGATGACACCAGTGACGACCGCTTCA